GCCAACCTTGCCGCATCAAAGTATTGCAAAGACCCCAACTATGCTAAAAAGTCTAAGGGCGGCAAAAGAAAGGGCAAATAATGGGGGAGCTTAAAAAATGGCTAAAACAAAATTGGGTTCGCATTGGTACTGATGGAAGTATCAAGGGTAAATGCGGCACATCTAAAGACAAAAAAAACCCAGACCGCTGCCTACCAGCTTCAAAAGCTAGAAGCCTCTCAAAAGCTGAAAGAGCGTCTACAGCACGAAAGAAAAAGAGAGCGGGAGCAAAAGGCAAGACAGTGGTATCTAATACAAAACAAGCCAAAGTCAGAAACCTCGCAAGAGGAGGCCCAGCTAAACGTCCTTTCAAGGGCAAGAAGGTGGCTGGCACGGCTGTTGCTAGGGGATGCGGTGCAATAATGGCTAACCGTAGAAAACGCACAAAAGGTGCGGTAACTCAGTCATAAGGAGATTTAAATGGCTATGAAGAAAAAAGGCTATCGTGCTGGTGGCAAAGTTAAAAAAATGGCTAAAGGTGGAGCTGCTGGAGGAAAAAAGATAAGAAGAATGTCCAAAGGTGGAGCTATGGGCGGCAAAAAGATGCGGATGATGAAAAAGGGCGGTGCTGCTGGTGGCGCAAGAATGACTGTCGCACAACTTCGTGCTGCTGCTAAAAAGCTAGGATACAAAGTATCTAAAGCTTAATGCCATATTTATATAGCAATGTTCCCTACTTTAAGGCATGGGTGCGGCGCGAATACACTCATAACCATGAAGATTATCATGGTGAGTTTTTGCACGCGATGGTCGTTGGGGTAACGTCCATGCCTAATAGATGTCTAAGCTTTCAAGTTATATTTACTGGAAGCGAAGCAGAAGGTGAGGAAGAAGATACGGTACATGGAGGTGCAATGTGGGCTAGAATGCCCATAACCGCTCTAGTTGCTGATATACCTTTAGAGGAATGGCCTGAACCAATGAACACATATGACGCTCAACCTTGGGATTGCTCATCACATAATCACGCTGTTTATGTGATAGACAGAGCTACACCCTGCCCTTGGTTGGCTAAAATAGATAGTGAGTTTTTTCCTGCAAAATACTTATTTACAGTAGATTACTCAGAATCTGAAATAGCAGATGATCCAGCACAACATAAGCAAAGTCATGTTTTGCAATTATTAGATGCTGGTGAATGGACAGGTAACATCGTTGCTTTGCCTAATAATCGTGTGAGGGTTACACACCCCGCTTGGTTTGAGACAGGTGATGGTGCGCCACACTTTAAACCCTCTCAGCATATACACTATTCAAAAAGTGATTTAGACTATACACTGGATGTAAATAGGATATTTGACAACCTTTACAATGAGGAAGAGTGATGGCTGTATCAGGTTCAACCGATTTTGAATTAGATGTATCTGATTACATTGAAGAGGCATTCGAGCGCTGTGGTTTAGAGGTTAGGACAGGTTATGACCTTAAAACAGCCAAGCGCTCGATGAACCTCATGTTTGCAGAGTGGGCGAACAGAGGCCTTAATCAGTGGACAATTGTTCAAAGAACTCAAACCGTTACGTCAGGGACATCATCTTATAATTTAGGCACTGATGTTATTGATGTTTTGTCTATGGCTTTGCGTCAAGGAACAGGAACTTCTCAAACTGATTTTACTATGAGTAGAATTAGCAGAGATGATTATCTAAGCATTCCTAGTAAAAACACTCAATCCAGACCAACTCAGTTTTTTGTTGATAGACAAATAACACCAGCAATTAAAATTTGGCCTACCCCAGATAATTCCACAGATATATTGGTTTTTGATGTGCTAACTCGTTTAGATGACGCTGACAAATCAACAAACACAGTTGATGTCCCTTTTCGTTTTTACCCATGTTTAGCTGCTGGACTTGCGTATTACATATCAATGAAACGTGCGCCAGACAGAATACAGCTTTTAAAGGCCTCTTATGAAGAGGAATTTGAACGTGCGTTAGCAGAGGATAGAGATAGAGCGTCTTTTAATGTAACTCCAAATCTTAACTTCTACAGAGTATCTTAATGGGTCGTTTTGCGGTTGGAAAATATGCTTATGGAATATCTGACCGCTCTGGATTCAGATATCGCATAAAAGATATGCGAAAAGAATGGAACGGGTCTCTTGTTGGTAAAGATGAGTATGAGTCCAAACACCCACAGTTGGATCCAAAAAGAAAACCTGCTGATGCTGAGGCTTTAAAAGATGCAAGGCCTGACCGCACAGAACCTGAAGTTACTCGTCTGTTAACTCCAAATTGTTTTAAATCTTCATCTTCAGGTTCTTCAGTTATTATAGTAACCGAGTTTTCTCATGGCAGAAGCACAGGAGATGCTGTAGTTTTTGCAAAAGTTAGTGTTTTTGATGGCTTTACAAAAACAACGCTTGAGAAAGCTTCAGGGTATACTATTACTGTTGTTGACGAAAACACATATAGATTCACTGTTTCTGGAGAAACCGCGACAATAGGGAATGTTAGGGGAGGTGGAGAAAATGCGACCGCTGGCCCTGGTACAGCAACAGCAGTAACAGCATCGACCTTTGATGCAACAAATGTTACATTTGATTCAGCAACCAAAACTTTTGACGAGGGCTAAATGGCAAAACAAACAGTAGGAATTGGCTCCGCCGCAAATGACGGCACTGGCGATACTCTTCGTGCAGGTGCTGATAAAATTAACGATAATTTTAATGAAATTTATACGGCACTAGGAAATAGTTCTAATGTGTTGACTGACATTATAGATGCAAATGGACTTCTTGATGTAAGTTCTGGCGCAAACAAAATTGTTTTTTACTATGCGGCTTTAACTGATTTGCCAAGTGCATCAACTTATCATGGCGCAATAGCACACGTTCATGCCATAGGAGGAATGTACTTTGCTCATGGCGGCAACTGGATACGTCTAAACGATGAAGTTAGTGGCCCTATAACTAAGTACACAACAACATCAGCAGATGGTTCTGCATATCAATTTTCTGGTCCAGGGGCTACTGCTGGCAATAACCCTAATTTTACATTTTATAAAGGTCACACATATTTAATTGATAATTCCTCCCACGTTAGCAGCCACCCTTTGCAGATACGAACATCTAATGGCGGCTCTGCTTTTACAACAGGGGTCACAGAAAACTATAATAGCACCGCTGGTTTAACTCAGTTTATTGTGCCGCATGAGCCTAGTGACACTTCTTTGGTGTATCAGTGTACTGTTCACAGCAGCATGGTTGGAAACATAACTATAGTATAGCGAGTAAGTAATATGTCATTCACATACGCAGAGCTAAAACAAGCTATACAAGATTTTTCAGAAAACACTGAAACATCATTTGTTACGAACTTACCCGTGTTTATTCGTGGCGCAGAAGATCGTATTTTTACACTTGTTGATCTTGAATTGTTTAGAAAAAATGCAACTTCTGCGCTATCAAATGGCGACCCCTTTTTAAGTTGTCCTAGTGATTATCTTGCTTCATTTTCTTTGCAAATTACCACCGCTGGCAGCCAAGATTTTTTATTGTTTAAAGACGTTAATTTTGTTCAACAGTATAATTTAGATAAGGGCGCTAACGGTGTTCCAAAATATTATGGTGTATTTGATATAGATAATTTTATTGTAGGCCCAACACCAGATAGCAACTACACTGTTGAGCTGCATTACTATTATAGGCCTGCCAGCATAACTGCTGGGTCAGATTCAGGAACATCATGGTTGAGCGAAAATGCCCCTAACGCTCTTCTTTACGGCTCACTTGTGGAAGCGTATACTTACATGAAAGGTGAGCAGGATATGATGCAACTGTACGAGCAGAGGTTCGCGCAGGAGATTCAGCGTTTGAAAGACTTAGCGGAGGCCAGGGAAAATTCAGATGCATATCGTAGGGGTTTACCTGACAGGCCAAGGACTTAGGAGTAGCAAATGGCAACAAGTAACGCAGCAACCACTTACCTTGAGAATAAGATACTTGGTTTTATTTTCAAGAATAACGCTGGTTCATTCTCGACCCCAGGTGACAGCATATATGTTGGCTTGGCAACAGCAGTTTCTGACGCGGAAGCTGGTTCTTTAACAGAAGCGACCTTTGGTTCTTACGCAAGACAACAGGTTACAGCGTCAAACTGGACACTTACGTCAGCTTCGGCAGACACACAAACAATTAAGAATGCGGCTAATATTGAGTTTCCAGCGTCAACAGGCACAAGCAACACGATAACTCATGCCTTTATAGTTGATGCATCAAGCTCTGGAAACATCTTGTTTGTAGGTGCTTTAGATGCGTCAAAAACAATTGCAACAGGTGATGTGTTCCGTATTAACACCAACAACTTAACTATCGAGTTGAAGTAATGGCACTGGTCATAAAAGACCGAATAAAAGAAACCACCACTACCACAGGCACAGGTACTTATACGCTTGCGGGGGCATTTACTGGTTTTGAAGCGTTCAGTCAAATAGGCGATGGAAACACTACTTTCTACGCTTGCACAGACGGAACTGACTTTGAGATAGGTATTGGAACTTATGCTGCATCTGGTACAACCTTGGCCCGTACCACAATTTTGCAGTCTAGTAATTCTGATAGCGCAGTAAATTGGACTTCAGGCACTCGCACAATTTTCTGTACATTGCCAGCAGAAAAAATGTCTTTTTTAGATGCTAGTGGTAATCTTGTAGCAGCAAACGCAAGCGCATTGACTGCTTTAAATGGCAGTAACATAGCTTCTGGAACAGTGCCTGTTGCAAGGATAGACACGGGTACTTCAGCAAACAAGATTGTCATACTTGACGGTTCTGCTAGGCTGCCCGCAGTTGATGGGTCACAGTTAACTAATTTGCCAGCTACAGGAGCAACGGCTGGTTTCGCAGTGGCTATGGCGATTGCCCTCTAAGGAGTAAATTATGGCGCAGGATTTTGAAAGAAACATAGCACGAAACGTAGGCACGGCTGCTGTGACTATGCGTACAGCAAACTCTGATGATGCTCTCATAGGCATTAACATTGCTAATGTAACAACCACTCAAATTCTAATGGATGTGTTTATTAACGATGGGTCTAATGATTACTATATTATTAAAGATGCGCCTATACCTGTTGGATCAGCATTGCAAGTATTAGACGGCGGGGCAAAAATAGTAATGCAAAATAATGATGTGTTAAAGGTACAGAGCGATACGGCAAGCAGTGCAGATGTTTGGGTTTCTGTTGTAGACACTATTAGTTCATAAGGATGTATAATGCCGTACATAGGTCAAAAAGTTCCAGGGTCTTATCAGGCCGTCAAAGCTGTACAAAGGTTTAACGGAGACGGTAGCGACACTACGTTCACATTAACCACTACGGTATCTTCTGTGCAAGATGTTTTAGTGTCTGTTGATGGCGTAGTGCAAGACACAGCCGCTTATACAATACCAGACGGAACTACTCTTACATTTACTGAAGCCCCGTCTTCTGGCACAGGCAATATCTTTGTAAATTATCTTGCCCCGCAAGCAGGCACGATTGTTCCTCCCGCAGAAAACAAGGGAAACTTTAAGGCGGGTGGTATGTTTCGTACCAACGCACAATCTCTTACATCCAACACAACTATTCTAGCAACAGAGAACGCTAACGTAACAGGGCCATTTACAGTAGCCAGCGGTGTGACACTCACCGTTGAATCTGGTGGTACATTGGTAACGCTATGAGTACGTTGAAGGCAGATACAATTCAGAATACATCTGGAGGTGCGGCTACGCTGACTAAGCAAGAAGCTTTGAAGCAGTGGATAAATATGGATGGTAGCGGCACTATTTCAACACGAGATAGTTTAAACAATTCTAGCCTTACAGATAATGGAACAGGTAACTATACTATTACACACACCAATAACTTTTCTAGCGTAAACTATGCTCCTGTAATTGCTACGGGTAACACAGGAATAAGGGCATATCCAGATTTAGCAGATAGCGGTACTGTTCAAGCGGGACAATATGGAATAATTGCCTCAAACCAATCAGGCAATTTAGTTGACGCTAGAATATGCACAGGACACGCTGTAGGAGACCTAGCATGAGTGAGATACTAACAAATAAGCTCACTGGCACAAGCACCGCTGGGGATGTGACGGTCACTGATGGCTCAGTAACCATGAAATTGCAAGATGGGTTAGCGGTAGTAGGTATTTACTATGACCTTACTAATAATATCAATCAACAATCATGGAATGTAAGTAGCGTCACAGACAATGGAACTGGAAATCAAACAATAACTTATACTAATAATGTATCAGGCAACGCCATATCTATTTATATGGCTCAAAATGGAACATATGGAGTTGGAGAAATATTTGGTAGTGGTTCAACTTCTCATTTTCAACGGATTAGAGATACAGGTGGAACTTTAATAGATTCAACCCAAACATATAGTTCGGTACACGGAGACTTAGCATAATGGCTGGCAAGATTGTAGCAGACCAACTAGAACACAGCACTGCTGGCACGGTTGATACGCAGTTCGTTGTTAATGGTAGTGCGAAGGTTTGGTTACGCTCTACTGATGCTGCTGTTCTTACTCAAAGTTTTAATGTTAGTAGCGGCACAGATAACGGAACTGGTAATTATACTTATGCTTTTACTAATAGCTTTAATTACTCTGCTGACCACGGGGGCATTGGTGCAATGGCAGGTCCAGACAATGCATATTTTAGAAAAAATGCAAACGATGGTGCTGCGGGTTCTTTGCAAGTAAGGGGTGTTACATCTGACCCACAAGCAGGAATTGATACAGAGTGTTCTCTAAACATACACGGAGACCTAGCATAATGAAAACACCTGAATTTCAAGGCACACACTTATGGGATAGACTGTGCTGGGCAAAAGAAAATCTAGAAGCCTATCAGTCAGAGTATCGTGTGGTATACGAAGACAGCATTGATGAGTGCGCTAAGATTCTTGTACCTGACCCTAACTGGATGGCTTGTGCATTGCAGGGCGGCATCCTACCGCCAGTGTGGGTATACTGGGAACTGGCTAAAGACGAGGCAGAACCAGATTTTAAGAAACATACTCGTGGCTATCTGTTGCACAACACAGATCCTGTTGAGGCTATGACAGAAGAGCAAGCCTTGGAATATCTCATAATGAAAGACTGCCCACAACATGTGTGGCGTGAGTGGGATAGCGGTAATAAGCCAAAACTGGTAATATGCAAAAAAGAACAGCTTCCAGCAACAAGAGAGTGGCGTAATGCTTGGAAGATTAGTGAAGACCTAGCCACTGACAAAATTGTAGCCGCATAAGGAGCAACCCAATGGCAACAACTTATATTGTAGATAAAGACGGCAATCAGGTTGATGCTTCAGCCGTTACCGTTCCATCAGACCGTCACTTTCGTGGTGCGTGGACTTTGAATGGCAAAGTCATATCAGAAGATATGGACGCAGCCAAAGTAATCTTCAAGGACAAAATCCGTGAAGTTCGTGCGCCTCTGCTTGAAGCAGAAGACGTAGTGTACATGAAGGCACTAGAAGCTGATGATGCAGATGCAAAGACTGCTTCTGTAAATAAGAAGAAAGCCCTTCGTGATGCACCTGCTGCAAAAGCAATCACAGACGCAGATACAATTGCAAAGCTAAAAGCAGCTTGGGATACAAGCGTACTTGGTGATAGCCCTTACGCATAATGCGTGGGGCTTCCCCTTTTTGGAGTAGGTAGATGCCATTAACTAAAGTCCGTAACCAGGGATTAAGTTTTACGTCAGGTATTCGTAACCTGATTATCAATGGTGCGATGCAGGTTGCCCAGAGGTCCAGTAGCCATCAAGTAACAACAGGCTCTGGCGGTTATTTTACTTGCGACAGATGGAGGTATTCGCAATTTAATAGTTATGCAGCAGACATTGATGCAACAATGTCACAAGAAACAGACACACCAAATAACACTTTTAAAAATTCATTTAAATTTCTTGTAGGTACAGGAACAACTGTTGCCGCTACTGATGCTATTATAATAGAACAGATGATTGAAGGGCAAGATATTGTGCGTCTTGCTCAAGGTACATCAGATGCAAAAAAATTTACTGTTTCCTTTTTTGTTAAGGCGAGTATTGCTGGAACGTATTGTATTTCTCTTCACAGCGGTAAGAGTTTTAGTTCTAATCGTTCACATGTAAAAGAGTATACAGTTTCATCTGCTAACACATGGGAATATAAAACAGTTACAATAGATGGTGACACTAGCGGAACTTGGGCAGAAGATAATGGTGCAGGATTGAGTTTGGCTTTCACTTTAGGTGCTGGTTCTAATTATCAGGGGGCAGCAGATACTTGGTCTGATAGCGATTATTTCAAGACATCAAATCAAACACAGCTTACTGAAACAACAAACGCAACGTGGCAAATTACTGGCGTACAGCTTGAGGTAGGTGACAGCGCATCAAACTTTGAACATAGGTCATTTGCGGATGAGTTAGTTAGATGTATGAGGTATTATTACAGGATTGATTCCGCAAACACCACAGGTCAGATTGCACTTGGTATTCAACAAGATTCAGATGATACAATGGCAATATTTCATTTACCAGAACCTCTTAGGGCAACTCCAACAATTTCTTTTGATAAAGTAAGAATACATCATAATAATGGGGCTGAAGAGGGCAATTTTACCTGTAATAATATATATCTTAATCAAAGTATGTTGGGTTTAAATCTTGATACTTCAAATAGCCCCTTTAGCACAGACGAAGCAATTTCAATTAGTGTGAATAATAACGGTTACCTTGAAATTATTTCGGAGTTGTAAATGAATATAACAAGCGCACAATATAATACGGATAAAGAAGGTAACAATGTTACTGTTGCTTGTACTATAAATGGCAAAAATTGCACCGTTCCTATGGATACAGCTAATACTGAATACGCAGCCATCCTTGAGTGGGTATCTGAAGGTAACACAATACAGGACGCAGACTAATGCCTTACATAGGTAAATCCCCAGCAGTAGGTTTTCGCAATCGCTTTGTTTATCAGGCAACTGCGGGGCAAACCTCTTTTAGCGGCAGCGATGCTGACAGCAAAGTCTTGACCTATCAAGACAGTCTGTACATGGATGTGTACCAGAACGGTGTTTTGCTTAAACCAGGGACTGACTACGCTGCTACAACAGGCACAACAGTTGTGTTGGTCACAGGGGCATCTCTGAATGACGTAGTTGAGATGGTTATCTATGACACGTTTTCTGTTGCCAACTCGTACACCAAAACTGAATCGGATACTCGCTACCCATTCAAGGGCAACAACAGCATCATCCGCCTAAACGGTCAGACGATCAGCGCAGACATTACGATTGACAGCGATGAGAATGGTGTAAGTGCAGGGCCAATCACACAGTCTGCTACCGTGACTGTTAACGGTTATTGGAGCATCGTATGACAAGTCAATTAAATGTAGATACAATTGTAGATAAGGCTGGCTCTGGCGGCTCTAATGTTAAAATGGCTAATACATCTACTTATGTAGCAGAGGGTGGCGGTGCTACACAGAATACTGTTCAGGGGTTGGCGAAGGTTTGGTTGTCTTGGCTTTATGCTTCTAACACGTTTGCAGATTCTTTTAATATTAGTAGTGGGACAGATGATGCTACAGGTCAATACACTTATACTTTTACTAATGCTATGGATAACGCAAATTATCCGGGGCATATAACTCTTGATAATAATTTAAATCAACATTGGTTAAACCCCAGAACTACGACTTCTGTTAGAGGCAGAATGTATACAGGCTCTGCTTACTCTGACCAAAATAATTTTGTGTCTATAGACGGAGACCTAGCATAATGGCAAGCATACTCAAAGTAGATGACCTAAGAGGTAACACAGCGGCTGGCAACATTACGATTACCAGCGAGGGTGGCTCTGCGACTATGCAGTTACAGCAGGGATTGGCGAAGGTTTGGGTAAACTTTGATGGCACTGGAACTATTGCAGAGCGTGACAGCCTAAATTTAAGCAGTTTAACTGACAACAATACAGGTCAATATCAAATAAATTATTCGTCATCTATGTCAAATGCAAATTATTCAATATTGGGTTTTTCTTCTGCTGGTACTTATCTTGGACGCAATTCCAGCTTGGCAACTGGTAATGTTGAGTTACTTAACAGGCGCAACGATAATGAAGCCAGTATAGACGGCTCAACTATATTTTTTGATGCACACGGAGACCTCGCATAATGGCAAGTGAACTGAGAGTAAACACCCTGAAAGATGCCAGCGGTAACAACAGTATTGCTACCAGTTTTGTTGCAAGGGGAAGTGCAAAAGCGTGGGCTGACATTGATATGACAGGCACAGCCTCTTTAGATAATTCTAGTAACGGAAGTAGCATTACTGATAATGGAACAGGCGATGTGACATTTACTTTTACTTCATCTTTATCAAATGCTAACTACGCTTGCTCTGGTATGACAACAGCTAATTTGTCTTTTGATGATGAGGGTTTGGTTCATTTAAATTACACAGGTGGTCGTGCGGCTGGTAACTGTAGGTTTGGCGTAACCGATGCACATAATGCGTGTGATGCGCTTGATTACGACCCTGTTATGGTAGTTATTCATGGAGACTTAGCATGAGTAAAGCAGCAGAACTAGCCGCACTGATAGGTTCGCAAACAGCCCTGTCAAACAGGAATCTGATTATCAATGGTGCGATGCAGGTTGCCCAGAGGGGAACAAGTGCTGTTGCCGCTGGTGCTGGCACATATCCAAGCCTTGATAGGTTCAAAGCATGGGAAGATAATGATGGTGCATTTACAGTAGAACAATCCACCACCGCACCTGCTGGTTTTACTACATCTTTGAAAGCACAAGTAACAACTGCTGACACAAGTTTGTCTGCCGCTCAATACGCACAACTTAGCCAGCAAATAGAAGCGCAAAACCTTCAGCATTTATCCTATGGCACAGATGATGCAAAGACAATTATATTATCTTTTCATGTCCGCTCTAGCAAAACTGGTTCATACAGCATTACTATTTATAAAGATGATACCACTAGATATTTATTTAGCAAAAGTTACACAATAGATAGCGCAGACACATGGGAAAAGAAAACCATAACAATAACACCTGACTCTAATATTAAAGCATCTGGCGGTTCTATAGCTAATGACAATGGTATTGGTTTTTATGTTTTTTGGAACTTAGCTGGTGGCACAAATTACGATGACGCAACTGATAATGCTTGGTCATCTAACACAAGTCATTTTCACACAAACAGCCAAGTAAACTGGATGGATAATACGAGCAATAATTTCTACCTCACAGGCGTACAGCTTGAAATAGGCGAACAGGCCACACCATTTGAGCATCGGTCTATTGGGGATGAGTTAGCTAGGTGTCAGAGGTATTATTGGAAAGGTGAA